CGAATGCTGGCGATCTCTTGAATCGACGCGCCGCATAGAAGGAAAGAACGTTTGATCCTCTCGCCGCGCGCCACGGCCCTCGGATAAGGTGCGCGGTTTTTCGGTGCCCGGCTGGCATAGCGGGCCGCTTTTTGGAGACTCACAATATGAAGCTGATCATATCCGGTGTTGCTGCGCTCTTCGTGCTCATCCTCTTGTTCGCTTGCGCGCACATCGTGCCGGCAGGGCATCGGGGCGTCGTCAAGGTCTTCGGCGATGTGCAAGACACGCCGCTCCCGGAGGGGATTCACTTTCTCAATCCCGTTGCGCGCGTCGTCGATTTCAACGTTCGTTTCCAGAGCGCAACAGCATCGAAGGCAGAAGGCGGGACCGCCGACTTGCAAGAGGTTTTCGAAGACATCACGGTCAACTATGAGTACGACCCGGCTCACGCGCCATACGTCTACAACAACTTCGGCGATGACGCCGACATCGAAGCGAAATTCATCATCCCCGCACTGTACGAGTCGTTCAAGGCGGTAACGTCGCAATACACCGCTGAGCAGCTTGTGACGCAACGCGCGAAGGTCTCGTCAGACATCGTGCAAAAGCTGCAATCCAAGCTGACGAAATACCGGATCATCGTGTCCGATATCAACGTCCAGAATTTTCACTTCGATCCGCAGTTCGCCGCCGCCGTTCGGCAAAAGGTCGTCGCTGGGCAGTTGCGCTTGACTGCTGAGCAGAATCTTGAAACCTCACGCGTATCGGCTCAGCAAAAGATCGTCGAGGCGGAGGGGCAAGCCAAGGCTATCGCGATCCAGGCTCAAGCTATCCAACAGCAGGGAGGACAGGAGTACGTCGCCCTGGAGGCCGTCAAGAAATGGGACGGCCATCTGCCCGCCCAATGGTCAGGAGCCGCGATCCCGTTCGTCAACCTCGCAACGCAGAAGTGAGTTAAACATGAGCACGAAAAACGATGGTGGGCCGGCATTCGGCCAAGTAGTTGCGCTGCGATGTGTGCGCGTCGAAATGAACGGCGACACCGATTGGGAACCGGAGGCAATGACGATTGGCGGACTCAGCACCAGAGACTATTTTGCTGCGAAGGCGATGGCTGGAATGCTGGCTTATCCGGGGTGCGAATCGCGAGGCTCGCATCACAATAACAACACGCCAGATGGGGTCGCGGCAATGGCCTATAAATACGCAGACGCCATGCTTAAGGCCCGAGGTGAATAATATGAGCGACAAATACGATGTCATCGATGGCCTTATTCTGGACTCGATTGGTGATGCGCCAAAAACATTTGCTGAACTCTTCAGAGCCGAGATTTTTCAGGAATGCAAGCGTCTCGCCAAGGAAGCGTCGAAGTCAGGTCGCTCTCCGTTTGGGGTTGAGGGATTCAGAATTCTCGATCGCCGCCTACAGGCTTTGCGAAAGGCTGGAAAGATAATATCGACCGGTAAAGGATGGGTGCGTACATGAGCGACAACAAGGAAACGAAGCAAGCGCCGGCCGTCGTGGCGGTGGCGGCGGGAGAACGCGGAGAGGCGGCTGGCGGCCGCGACAGGAGAGCGACGTGAGCGGTGACAACGAGCAGAAGCGGGGGCCTGCGGCTCCGTGCGTGGCGTGCGAAGGAAATCCGTCCGGCGAGAACGTTCCGTGCGCGGTGTGCGGCGCTGCGCCGTCAGCCGTCGAGGCGGGGGCGCGGGATGAGCGGGAAGATTTCGAGACTGCGATAGAGAAGCACGGTCGCATGCGGCCGTTCACGCGTTGGCCGTCTGACGACTCCTATACCGACGATCGGATCGAGTGGGCGCGGCGTGGATGGCTCGCCGCACTCGCCCGCGCATCCGAGGCGGTGGAGTACGCGATTCAAGTTCTAAGCCAAGTAGAGGCTGGGGACGGTGTGGTTGTTGGGCAATGCGCAGATGCGATTGCGGGGCTTGAAAGTCTCGCCGTTACCGAGGCAGCGGCAGGGGAGACGATCTATCAGTGCATGTGTACCGACGATGACGCTGGTGAGACTCGGGTGCGATATCTGTGGATGGACGTGACTAAAGAGGATTTCGAATCGATGTCAAAACGGTCTGATATGCGCGCTCGCGTCGTCTACGCCGCCCCGCAACCCGCCCGCGTTTCGGACGATTCTGCTGCATTGCTCGACTGGCTGATCGACAACAGCGCCACATACACTTCCCGAAGTGTGCCGCTGCAATTGATCGCCCAGGAGCATCATCCAATCCACCAGATGCACTGCGCGGACGGCTATCGGAAAGGGCTGCGATCCGCGATTCGAGAGGCGATGCAGGGAATTCCGCAACCCGCCAGCGAGCAGCAAGCAGTGACGCTCGCGTTGGCGGCCGGCGCAGACCTGGATGCAATCGGAGCGTTCTATGAGACACCGCGCAAACGCAGCGAGGCCGACCACGACTATCGCGTGAGGGTTCAGACCATCAAACGTGCTTTTGAGGATTGGATGCGCGCGGAACATCGGCAAGTGCGCGGAGAAGCAAGCCCGAAGGACCAAGCCGTGTATCAGTCCATCGCGGACAACTACGCAAAGGATTTGCAGGGTGGCGAGCAGCAAGCGGCGCGGCACAGGCTCATTACCGAAATAGCACGAGAAATCGAGCGCGAAGGGGAAAGCGATGAAAATAAAAGTTAGCGGCGTACGCAGATTATGGGTGCGCAGGGCAATCATCGTAACCAGCCTGCCTTTTGTGCTGGCTGCAACGGTTCTGCTGGCTATACCCGAAATAGTAAAGGCATGGGGCTCGTCGTTACGAACGGCGCACGAACAGTGGAGTGCGGGACCTGGGGAAAGCGATGAGCAATGAACGAGAGGATGAAGTCAAGGACCTGCTTGACCGCATCGAAGACATGCGACTAGCCAGTAAAGACGAAGGCCATGACACCGAAGATTCGATGACACTGGCCGACGCAATCAACTGCATCATGCGACTAGCCGCCCGCCAGTCTGCCGGTGGATGGCTTCGCGCGGTAGATGAAGAAATGGTCATGACGCATCTAGGTATTGCCGAGGCGACAGACGATTACGAAGTCGCTAAGAAGAAGTTGGCGTCCCTCATTCAATGGCACGTCACGGTCGCGCTTGATCCGGCAGTATCGGAAGATGCTCAAGCATTGATCGATCAAGGTCGCCAGTCTGCCGGTGCGACGGGGCAAGAGCCGGTAGGCGTAGCGGGCACGATGCCCGGTACTGGCGACGGATTCACAATGGCGTGCTTCAAGGCATCCGACGTTCCGCTTGGCACGAAGCTCTACGCCGCCCCCATCGGCGATAACGGGGCGAATGAGGTTTGCTCAGGGTGCGACGGTGAGAAGGGATACTTAGTAGACGGACTGCCGTACACATGCACTCAGTGCGACGGCAAAGGCACGGCGCCGCAGCCAGCCGAGAGCAAGCGGGTGGAGTTGACGGACGAGGAACTTAAGCGGATATATCGGCTAGCCAACAGGCTGACTATCGAACTTTTCGTGACGACTGCTCGCGCCATGCTCGCCCGCGCGTCGACTAAGGGGGAATGATGACGAACGACGAAATCCGCAGGATGGTCGTGGAAAATTACGACCCGTACGGACAGTATTACTTGGACCTATACGCGTTCGTAGACGACCTGCAAAACGCGGTGCTCGAAGAAGCGGCAATTGCGTGCGACAAAATCTCAGAGGACCGCTGGTCCTTATACAAAGGAAGAGTGCCGTACACCGGACAAGAAAGTGGTCGCGCCGATCCGTATGTCGAAGGCGAGTCAACAGGCGCCGATAAATGCTCTGACGCCATCCGCGCCATGAAGACGAAGGAGCAACCATGACCACCGATATTGAAGCGCTGGCAACGAAGCTGGAGCGCATAGAGGCGAACTGCGAGGACTGGGTATTGGCCGCTACGATCCTCCGCTCCCAAGCCGAGCGCATCCAAGCGCTAGAGGCGAAGTGCGCGCTACTCTCGGCGTCGCTGGCGCAGTCTGAGAAAGAGGTAGACGAATTGAAGCATGACATAGAGCGGCATCTCGAATACCTCAGCAATGTTCTCTCCGCTCAGGCGGGATCGAAGGAGAAATCGTGAGCATGGTCACGAACGAAGAGCTTGTGCAGGTCATCGAGCGTGCCGTCGAACGCGCAATGGAGCGACACCCGCGGCCGACGCAGGTCAACATGAAGCAGGCCGCCGAAATGCTCAACGTGAGCCCCATGACCATCACGCGAATGGTACGCGCCGGCAAGCTCAGGCTCAACAGTTGCGGCCTGATCCCCATAGGACAGATCGACGCTGTTCTCGACGCGCGCCACTCATAAATTCCACACGGCGGCCGGTATGCCCTATCCGGCTATGCGGTTCGAGTCCGGTCCCGGGCACCAATTTGGCGCTTTGTTTCGTTATGCGGGATAACTTAACGATACATCAAGGGCTTTCCTGGGGTGCGGATAGATAGGATTGTTATGCAAAGCACCTTGATCTACACTTGTCTCCCCAAAATCTACCCAGTGAGTTACGCATGGCGTCGATCACGCCACACAAAGGCGGCTGGAGGGCTCAAGTCTACGTCGCAGGAGTGCGAGATTCCAAGGTCTGCCGTACCCAGCGAGAAGCCAAGGCATGGGGAGCCGCGCGCGAGATTGAGCTACGCACCGCCAAGAGCAAGCCGGCTGCGGAGCTGCATACGGTGAAGGAAACGATGTTGCGATACGGCGAGGAAGTCTCCGTGACGAAGCGAGGCGCCCGGGCCGAGAAGTTACGTCTGGCTGCGTTCATTCGGGATTTCAGTAATTTCGCAGGGATGACACTTGCAGAGTTCAACACGCCGGAGCTTGCGAAGTGGCGTGATGCTCGCCTGAAAACCGTGTCTTCCGCCGCCGTCAATCGAGACGTAAACCTGCTGCGCAACGTCTTTACGATCGCGCGCGAAGAATGGCATTGGATGGATCACAATCCTTTCAAAGGCTTTCGATTACCTTCTGAGGCCGCCCCGCGCACGCGCCGCATATCGTGGCGAGAGGTCAAAAGGATTGTGCGCTGGCTGGGCCATAGGCCGGGAGTTGCGCCGGCCAGCAAATCCCAGGAAGTCGCCCTCGCCTTTCTCGTGGCGCTGCGATCGGCGATGCGCGTAAGCGAAATCCTCTCGCTCGGGAGAGGCACGCTTGACATGGGGAGGCGCGTCGCGACGGTGAGTCACAAGATGGAGTATCTGACCGGACAACCGCGGCGAGTCCCGCTTACCCGGCAGGCGATACGGCTGCTGGAGCCAGTGTCGGGACGGGAGCACTGCTTTACCGTCACCGCAGATTCGCTCGACGCGATATTCCGCAAGGCGAAAGCGGCTCTATTCATCGAAGACCTGCACTTTCACGATAGCCGAGCAGAGGCGCTTACACGGCTCTCGCGAAAGGTCGATGTAATGACGCTCGCGAAGATAAGCGGGCACAAGGACTTGCGCCTGTTGCAGGAGGTGTACTACCGTGAAACGGCAGAAGATATCGCCGCTCGGCTATAACCAAAAATGAGGGACCAACATGAACGAAAAAATAGAACTCGCCGCATCCGCTCTGCGCCAGATCGTCTGCCTGATCGACGACGGATTACCGCCCCACATCGTGCGAAGCGCCGCGGTAAAAGCCCTGGCGAAGCTCGCCGAGGATCATTGCCCGTCAGGCACGACCGCGTCGTCTCCGATCGTCGAGGTAAGCGCGCGGTCACAGTGACCTGGGTTGATCTTGTTCAGGAGCCGGCATAGAAGACAGCCCCACCGACGACCAGCATTGCGCGCCTTTGCGGCGCGACTTGAAATGGTCTCGTTGGGGCTGCCGCCGAACAGGGTATTCGCTGCCTCGTCGAGCAGCACAAGCCAGTTGAGCAGGTAGCGTCCGATCGCGCTCATGACTGCCCCCCCGGTGTCGACTTGGCAAGCAGTTCGTTCACCTGGGCTGTGTCGCTCGTGCTACCGAACCAAAAATGCACGACGACCAGCCACACGGTTCCGAGCGTGCCTGTGGCTGAGTAGATCAGCGCCTTCGATCCATCGGGTACTGGGTACATGAACAGCGCCGTCAGGAGCCCGAAGAACCCAGCCGTTATGAAGAACGTGAGCCACGCCGGGACCGGAGACTTGTTCGCCTTCTGCATGTCGCGAGCGCTGACGGTATCCTGAACCCTCAAGCTGGCGAGCGTCTCGGTGTCTTTGAACCCGGCCTGCGCCATGGCAACCGCGTAGTCCTGGTCGGCCTTTCTCATCGCAGCAAGTTGCTCGGGAGTCGCCCCGCTGATTGCCGCGGCAATGGCATTCTGCCGATCATCGGTCGACGAACTCGCGGACGGTGTGAGGCCGAATACGCCCTCAAGCGCGGCGATCGCTCCACCAGCCAGCGGGCCGCCCACGCATGTTGCAATCGTCGGAGCCAACTTCTCGACTACGTTCAGTGCATCTGTCCACCCGCTCATGATGTTGCTCCTGTTCTCATCATTGCTGCCAAACGTTGCGCGCGTTCACCAACCTGCGTTGCCCATGCAGAATTGAGCATGCCCTGCGCGGCATCGGTCCACTTGCCCTGCCGCACGAATCCGAGCGTGTTGCGGAAACCAAGCAGGCGATTAATACCCAGGTTGAAGCACATGTTGCATAGCACACGCTGCCGCACGTCATCGAGATACAACCACCACGGCAGGTTCGTCGTCAGGTCCGCGTACACGCTTTGCAGGTCCTGCGCGAGAAGCCAGTTCACCTGAACGTCGGTCAGCGGGAACCTCCAATCGGCCGGCAGAGGGTGAGATTCCATGTTGTGGCCGACGCCGACGGTATCGATCCCCATCGTGTCCTTGTACGGCTCATACCGAACGCCCTCGTCTCTTCGAAGCTCGGCGATCAGGAGTTGCTCGTTGTCGCTATCCATGGTGCTCGACCTCCTCCAGGATTACGTCTTCCTCTTTCTTGATCGTTTCGAGCAGCTCGACCAGCACGCGGTATTGCATTTCGCTGACGACCGCGAAGAAGGCCAGAGATATCGACGCCTCGAACGACAGGAACAAATTTAGAAGGCCGTGATCTTTGTCGAATCCAGTCCATAGACTGAACCCGAGCCACGTGAAGACGATCAAGCACAACCCGATCAGGAACGAACGCGAGCCGCGCATGCGCGCGTAGAGCTGGGCGAATTGGCTGTTCATGCCATCCCCCGGTCTTGTAGCTTGTCCATCTTCGCCTCAAGCCTCAGCAGCGAGGCGTAGATGTTCGACTCCATTCGCTCGATGCTGGCGATTCGCGCGTACGTCTCTGCCACGTGCTTCTGGTATTGGAGGAACTCCCGCTCATGCACCTCGACGACCTCGGCGAGATCGGCGATCCTGTCGTGCGCCTTATCCGAGCTTTGCTCAGTGTTACCGAAATGCTTGCTCACCAAACTGCCGATCCACATCAGAATCACAGTAATGATCGATGAAAGCATGATGGCGCCGCCGCTATCCCATGTCATGTTGAATCCCCGTGAGTCTGTTGTGTTATCGACGCCGCCTAGCGGCAATATACCCCGATGCTGACATAGTCCCGGCTGAGAATGCTTGGTTTGCAACCAGATACACCGTCGTCGTTGTCGCTATCGTCACCCTCTGCATTGGAGCGATTAACGAATAACTCCCATTTGATGGGTAAGTAAGAAACATCGTGCTTAAAAAAGGACTTGCAGAAGATGTTGCGGACGTTGTGCTTATGCTTGATAGCAAGTTTGTCGTTGTGTTACTGCTCCCCGAAAATACGATATTCCCCCACACATCCCAATCTCCAGCCGTCAAACTTATGCTTGTGATATTTATGGGCGTAGAGTTCGTTAGGGAAACGCCGGAGCCCGTTGCGGTGATGTATTCCCCAACGCTTCCAGCGTTCGCACTATCGTTCGTCGTCGTGCCGACGATGCCGCCTGTGCTTTGCGGCGTGATTGCGCTTGTAAACGTGAGTCCGGCGACGGTGGTCCCGAATGCGGGGTTCGCTCCAGTGCTACCAACAAGCACTTGGCCCGTGGTGCCGGCTGCCGTCTGCCCTACTGCGCTCGTGCCTTCGCCAAGAAGAACGCCATGCGATGTAAGCGTAGCGGCGCCAGTCCCGCCCTCTGAAACAGGAATGGGCGTCGTGATGCCTGTAAGCGACGTGATGTTGGCATTCGCGCCAGATGTGGCGATGGTTGAGTTACAGCCGAAGCCCGACCCATTCGTCCATTGCAGGGCCTGCGCGGCGCCATTGCAACCCGTGACAGTGACGGACGCAACGTTCGCCGTCGACCCCGTGGCGTTGCCGAGCAAAGTGTTGGAGCCGGCCTGCGCGAGGTTCGCGTAGGTAATGCCGTTCGTGAGGCTTTGAAACGCGTAGGTACCAGCGCCGGTCCGCGTAAGAAACCCCGTGCTCGCAAACCCTGTGATGTTGTCTAGGGCTGTGCCGCTGGCTGCGCCCGAGTTGGTGCCGCCGTTCGCTACCGGGAGAATTCCGGTAAGCGCAGCGGCCGACACATTGCCCCATGCCGGCGCGGTAGACGCTCCAGTCGATACGATCGATTGCCCGCTTGTCGAGCCGGTCGGGTTGAGCAATTGGATCGGCGAAAGGGTGGTAGCCCACGCCGTAACACAGAACAGCGCCGAGAATGCCGTGGCGATAAATTTTTTCATGATCTCTCAACCGTTGTTTGCTATGACTGTGGTGCCCGTCATGGTATTGCCTAGCCCACCGGCCACCCCGTGTCCAACGAACACAGTTCGGCTCGTTGCGCCTTGAAGAGTGACAGCCCCGACAAAATAATTCCCGGTAACAACCTGCGTTCCAGCGTTAATTAGAACGGGACCGCCAAAATAATTCCCGGAGATGACGGACCCATTATGTTGGTCTAATGTCCAATTGCCACCACCATCAAAAGCATTCCCAACCAACATAAGCTCAGATACCGACCCTGACGGACCGTTGAAAAATATGTTACCGGCTCCTGTATCTGCTGTAGTGTTTGCCACCCTCAGGCGACGCACAGAACTAGAATTAAGAGACAAAAAATTAGAAAACTGTTCACAATGGCAGTGGTCTATTGATATAATTCCATTAGCGTCGCTATAGTTTGTGAAGTATATAACAGCTCCAGCCGTGCCGCCTGCTTGATTGAATTGAGTGGTTTGAAACTTAATTGTGTCAACGGCCGTTCCTGAAATATTGACGTACGCCGTAGTGTTTACATCGAGCCCACCGTTTCTACCAAATCTGCATTCAGTAAATATTGCTTCTACCACGTTACTGATTTGCACATGGTATTGAGTAATCTGCCCCGTATAACACCTCAGGAAATGCAACCCAAGACTAGTGCTCGTACCAGCGCCGACCGAAAAGCCAATCGCGGATCGCAGTGATGTAACATCCTCTACCGCAAGATTTGCCAAGCTATTAGTAACCGCAACCCCAATGCTGCCAGCTGGCACGGTACCTGTGGCCCGGTTCACGATAATGTTTTTAAGCGCAACTGATTCCTGCGCCGCGCCGCCCGATACGGAAATTATCGGCGTTACGGAAAGATCACCGAAGATAAGCGGAAAAGAATCCGCCACCCCGCCTGACGCACCAGAATCAAACGCGCCGTGCAGCGCTTTGCCGGGCGGCACAGCGATCGTTTGAGATGCCCGGTAGGCCTTGTTGGAAAGCTTGACCGTGCCAGCCGCCGAGGCAAGGGCAGCCAAAATTGCCGTTGAGTCATCTGTCGTGCCGTCGCCCTTGGCGCCGAACTGCTCGACATACACCACGCCGCGGTGGATGAGCTTCCAACGCGCGCCGTCTGTCGCAACGATGATCGTCCCGCCGTTGTCGGCGCTCGTCGTGTCAGTGGGATCCAAGTAATACTCACCGCCCCCTCGGTCCCCGACAGCGTAGTACCCCGTGACGAGCACGCGCGAGAATGTCCCGCTGGACAACGCACGAAGCGCAGCAATGCTGTCGACCACTCGATTGAGTGACGAGCCCCAAGCAAGCTGAGAATTGCCGACTGAGCCGGCTGCGAGTTGCGTAGCCCCAACCGCGCCGGCCGCGATCTTGGCCGACGTGACGGCGCCATCCTGGATTTGAACTGTGCCGACCGAGCCATTGCCTGGCGTGTTGACCGATAGCGTCGTGCCGCCGACGATGTACACCTTCTGCACGCCATCCGGGATTGCAGAGTTGAATGTGATCTGCGTGCCATTAAGCGAATACTGGTCCGGTCCTTGGTACTCTGTGTCGAAGTGGACCTGCACATTCTCTGCCGATCCATACGCCTGAGACAAGGGGAGCGATGTGGTTACGTTCGGCGTGAAGTTGACGCCCGAGACAAACGGCCCTTCGCTCGTGAGATTTCCGGCGCCCACGCTGGCGCTGATCGGATAAGCGACTGCATTGCCAACCGAGTCGAACCCGGCCAGCTTGCCGGCGCGCGCCGATGCTGTTGGGTAGACCAGATTCATCGGCGTTGCAGAGAACGGAACCTGCAATGACAACGCCGTCTGCTGGGCAAGCTGCTGCGTCTGCATCGTCAGGTAGTCGAGCGCGTTCTCGACGACGTTCGGGTAGTACCCGGACTGGTTGACGAGATCGGTCAACTGCACATATGGGACGACGCGCTGGATCGTAAGACTCGTGCCGGTCGCAATCGGACTTCCGCTCAGCGGATACGTGACGGCGCCTCCGTTGGCGGTACCAATCCCGGTGACCGTATATTGCGACGATGGAATGAGTGTGATAGCGCCGGACAAGTCCGTGTAATAGACGAACAACTCGGACGCGAGAGGGACGGGAAACGAAAAATCAAAGCTCGTCGTGAGCCCGTTTCCCTGTGCAACGACCTCATTCGAGGTAGTCGAAATCGTCAAGGCAGCACCTATAGGGGTTGCCTTGCGGTTGCGCGGTGAGACGTGGGGATGTGTTCCCGAGCCAGCGCAAGTATTTATTACTTATTGCCTTGTCCTAGC